GAAAACGCCTGTCTCCGAATGGCATTGGCCGAACGATACACCTGTAAAGGTGTGCGAACCATCTCTCTAAGAAAGATGGGCTTAACGTCAACGCCGTCAAACCAGTAGGCGCCACAGGACTCGCGAAAGTATCCGCCAGCATACGACTTTCTGGCATTTACAACGAATCCAAGGTACCTGCTGAATGACGAGAAGGACTCGAAGCACGGAGATGGCAAAATAACGTCATCCCCGTACACACTGACCATACTGCTGTTATAGCCCATGCTTTCGCAAACACAGGCCGCAGCAGCAAAAAAGATCAGTGATTCGAGTTCAAAGGTGAACCCATTACCCATAGAGGAAAACTTCTCGTGGCGAAAGGTCTTACCTTTGAGTGTACCAAAATGGGACCGACACACATCTAGAAGAGAGAACCAATCAGGAGGCAAAAGCTCCCTGACAAGCTCTCTCGAGATGCTGTCCGAAGCAGATAAAAAATCAACGGTAGCGAAAAACGGCGATTCACTGCCAATCCGCGCCAAATGTTGATTTCTGCTTTGATAGGACAAGTCGATCCCGTGCTTGCGAAGTTTGCGTCGGATAACCTTGCCGATGCCAAGTTGGAACCAGAGATTTAACCCTGGTTCGATGGCGATGACACGATCGGTCTTAGCATTCTTCGGTACAGTGACAACTACGTTCCCAACCTCAAAGACGGGAAAAGAACTCTTCTTACGGAGTTCCTCGCCCCAGAGAGGGTACGCTTGATCGAAGATACCAGTACGGTCTGATACCTCAGAGTCAAACATGAGGGAAAACAGATCTCGCGTGATTCCAACTTCATGTTGGAACTTATTGGTAGCTGAAACGTGGTCACCCTTAATCAAGGTGGACACGCCAGGACCCCAATTGGCTCGTTCAAAAACCTCTTCAATTGGACAGACGCCCAGGACCTTAGTAATTTTCTGTCTCATTGCATTAAGCAGTGAGACACTAGACCAGTTTGAAAGCGGGTCTAGACTAGGGTTACGGAATCGTCTGTTTGTTTCCTTGCAGAGGTCCTCCATTTCAGAGAACTTGCCCAACGCCACCGCCTCTCTATCAATATCCACCTTTAAAAAGGAGTTTTTCGACAGAAATTTAGTAGCCTGGTAGGCGTCTCTAAACTCCCCTGGGGAATTATAATCCAGAGGATCGATATCCAAACTCACCAGCTGCGTATACTCCCCATATTTATAGAGGAGTGCGCAAGCCAACGAGCGAGGACAATCAAGAGACTTGAAGTAGTCAAGAACGACCGAGTGCGTCAGTGTCTCGGGAACGCGAAAAACAGAGATCTCTTTCACAAGAGACCTCCTACCGTGCTTCTCAGAATACATGGTAGGTCCCTTCCGGAGGTACAACCTCCTTAGATGGTCAAATGCCGGTTTTTAGTACGGCACCTCGAAATCCGAGATCGCCATCGGCAACGGAGAGCCCGTTACAACAGAAGGGCTCAAGTCGCCGGCGGTTA